AATAGCCACGGCCTTTAGCCTTATTAACCTTCAGAGCCGTTAGTTTGCCGTATGATCTCATTTAGGTGTTGCGGAATAGACTTTAGCAAAGGCAATCGCGTCAGCGCGGACTTTGCGGCCGTCGTTGCCAAAGAAGTAAACTGGGCCACTATCAGGGAAGCGTAAGTCTTTACGAATGCGATCTGTTGTGCTGTCGCGGATTTGTAGTAGCCGCGTGTACGGCGTGCCATCATTGTTTAAGAGTTGTACGGCATAGCCGCAGCGAGTGAATACGGTACGACATTTGGTGATTGTGTATTTCATGTGTTCATCTCCTTTAGCTTTGCTGACCTTCAAAGCCGTCAGTTTGCCGTATGATCTCATTTTGTCTTTTCGGCTTCATTTGCTTCATTGATTAGTCGTGCGGCGTAGGCTCGTGCTTCGGCTTGTGACGTGGTAGATGTCGCATATCGTATGGGACGTGTCAACACCTTTCCCATACTTTTTTTGATGTTGGCTTATATCTTATTGATTTTGTTATGATCTTTGGTCCGATGCATTATGTGCGCGATATGTATGCCTGACGCTTATTATGGCTATTATCTAGCTAGTACTCAGCATATGCCTATGCATATGCCATATCCTGCGTGTGTCTGCTGTTTTAGGGCCTATATCTATATCACTATTGAATTGATTCAATGACTTAGCTGCTTCGGCCCCTTGGGTTCTGTGCAGTTTTCCCATACTTTAGAGACCGGGGGTAGGGTCGGGAGGGGGTTTTCAGACTGAGCCCGGGTTTCTTTTTACCTGCATCTCGTCACTAGAGAACATTTTGGTATTGCTACCCAACAATTGGGGTACCATATGGAGGGCGCTTTCCTCAGTTCACGCCGGGGAGCGGTATATGTTAACGGAAAAGCAACAACGTTATGTAGACGCAATAGTAGAGACTGGGGGCGTAAATCATACCGAGTGTGCTCGAATAGCCGGCTATGGTGGTACGGAGGGTAATCTGCGTAAACATGCTTACGATCTCTTGAAAAACCCGAAGGTGTTGGAAGCAATAGTTGAGCATACCAAACTCAATATTGCCGAGGTGATGCCGGGTATCGCCAAGAACTTGATCAAGATTGCGCTGAATCCGGAGAATCTTTCGTCTGCCAAGGTGGGCCTACAGATGCTGGCAATGTTCGGTATCAGCCCGGTGACCAAGACCGAGAGCAAAAAGACGGTTGAGCATACCACAAACCTGGGAGCCTTGGAAGAATTGAAATTGCTGGCGGCCCAACTCCGCGGCCTCCCGGCGCCGAAGATGATCGATGCAACTCCTGAAGAGGAGGAGTGGAGCGCCCATGGCGACTAAGGTCTGGTGCTTCATTGGATTGCACGCATGGGTTCTCGTGCGCAGTTACGGTACCAAGCTTGTCTACCGCTGTGCCAACTGCCCAGCTCATAAAGAAGAGGAATACCCGTGACTGAGAAACTAAAGTGGTTCCGCATCAGGTTTCAGTGCAAAGGGCATATCGGAGATACTGCATTGCCGGCTAAAGATATTGAGGATGCGGATAGGAGATTTAAAAAGGATTTCCCTTGGATGGCCAAGGGGCTGATCCTGTGTGAGATTGAGGAAATCCGTGACTGAGTGGGCTGCTTTTGACTTTGAGAACTTGACTGAGGCGCAGGCAGCCGAAGCCTTGCCCAAGATCAAGCGGATGATCGAACTACAGCGGTACCACAAGCTCGAGATGTTTCAGCCTTATCCAAAGCAATCCGAATTTTTTGAGATGGGAGCAGCTAAAAGTGAGAGAATGTTTCGTGCTGGGAACCAACAAGGAAAGTCAGAAGCAGGCGCTTTTGAAACTGCTTGCCACCTTACTGGACGATACCCCGCCTGGTGGCAAGGTCATCGTTTCCACCGTCCTATTCGATCGTGGATGTGTGGCGAGAGTTCGACTTCGGTTAGAGATATCCAGCAGGCAAAGCTTTTCGGCACTCCGGGAGTGCCTGACGACCTTGGAACAGGTTTCATCCCCAAAGACTGTATCCTCGGCTCCACGGCGTCGCACGGTGCGACGGAAGCGTACGATACGGCGAAAATCCGTCATATAACCGGTGGTACCAGTACCTTGACGGAAAAATCCTACGAGCAGGGACGCTTAAAACATCAGGGGGAGCCGGTCGACCTCATCTGGGACGACGAAGAGCCCCCGATGGATATTTACAAGGAGCATATTGCCCGACTGCTTGCCACCAACGGTGTTATTTTTCTTACCTACACCCCGTTGAAGGGCCGCACCCCCTTGGTAACCCGTTTTGATCGAGAAATTGCTCCCGACCGCGGTTTAGTGAAGGTTTCCATCTGGGATTGCTTGGGACATCTCCCGCATTTTGCAACTCGCGAGATGGTAGAGGCTAAAATTGCAAAATTTGACGCTCACGAACGCCAAGCTCGCACTTATGGAGACCCGATCCTGGGTGAAGGCGCTGTTTTCACCCATCCGGAGGAAGAGCTGAAGTTTGATGTTCTCCAGGTGCCAGGTGGACAGGGTCCTTTTGTTCCGGCTTACTGGCACAAGCTCTGGGGAATTGATTTTGGCATAAACCACCCTTTTGGAGCCATGCTGATCGGTTGGGACAAGGACAATGATATCATTTACGTACTGGATGGGTTCCGGGTGGAAGGAGCTACCAAACTCATCCATGTCCCCCGGATACGCGCGATTTGTTCGGATGCTCCTGTTGCTTGGCCTCATGATGGGCACGACCGCGACAAAGGTTCTGGCGAAGAACTTGCGGAGCAGTATAAACACCCCGCTCCCGGAATGGATGGCCTTAAGATGCTCCCGGATCACGCCCAATTCGAAGACGGTGGTTATTCTACGGAAGCAATTATTGCCGAAGTGATTGACCGAGAGAATACCGGCCGCATTAAGTACGCTCGGCACCTGAACGAGTTTTTTGAGGAGCGCCGTGACTACCACAGGGAGAAGGGGCTTATTGTAAAAAAGAATGACGACATGCTATCCGCACTTTTCAAAGCGGTGATGGATCGAAGACATGCCAAACCCTGTGGCATGGGTGGGGGCCGAGCTAGGTACAAGCCGCCGCAGCAGGAACAGATACCCGAACAGTGGGATATCTTCTCAGGCTTGCCCATATACGGGTAATGGCTGATGTATATACAATCAATGTCGAGGGGCAGAGAGTACCTCAAGACCCTGAGACGACCGAAAAGATCGAGCAGATCATCAAATTCTGGACGTTTGCGCGTCAGCTTCGTTATAATTTCGAGGTCCAGTGTCAAGAGGCTGCTCTTTTGATCTGGCCGGAGTGGGCCAATACGTTTTTCTACGGCTATGATCAGTGGCCGGGGCAGAAAAAGACCCAGCAGCAGGTTGACAGCTCTGGAATGTTGGCGAATGAGCGGTTTGCCGCCATTGTCGACAGTAATGTTACTCCAATGACCAGTGCGTGGTCGAAATTGCGTGCTAAAGATCCTGTTTTACGCAAGAAACGCCGGGTCCAGCAGTATTTTGATAAGTTAAATGCTGCTCTTTGGGACGCCCGCTATGCTACATATGCCAATTTCCAGGGACAGAGTAACCAGAATTATCGAGCAATCGGTGCATTTGGTTCGATGTACATGTTTGTTGACGCGCTCGATAGTCGCTATACGCAGGGGGTCTCAGGTCTGCGTTATCGTTCGGTTCCATGGGGAGAAATTTATCTTATACAAAATCATCAGGGGCTTGTTGACGGTTATTTCCGTGCTTTTCGGCGTACAGCTCGACAGATATGGCAGGAATGGCCTGATACTTTCCCGGAAGTTTTGAAAGCTCCGCTTGAACAGGGGAGCCAGCAGCTCTTCTGGATCTTACAGTACGTTTGCCCTCGTGCTGATGGCTCTGCAGTTCCTTGGCGTATGGACGCGAAGGGGATGCTTTGGGCCAGCTATTATATATCTATCGAGGGTCATGTTCTCCTCGACGAGGGGGGCTACCATTCATGGCCTCTGCCGGTGGGTCGCTATACGCAGGCTCCGGACGAAGTTTATGGACGAGGCCCCGCGTTCCAGGTCCTTCCGACGCTCAAGACGTTGAATGCCGAAGAGACAATCTTCCTGACGCAGGGACACCGGGCCTCTAGTCCGATCTATCTCACTTACGACGACACGATCAATTTCAAGTCACACCCCGGTGCCTGGAACCCTGGGGGCCTGAATAAGGACGGCAAGCGGCTGATCGACATTTTGCCTACTGGGGATATCCAGATTACCCAGGAAATGAAGACGGAGCACCGGGCTATCATCGATAGTGCCTTCCTGGTGAAGCTCTTCCAGCTGGCTTGGGAGAACCCGAATGCTCAGCAAATGTCGGCGAGACAGGTTGTCGAGTTTATCAATGACCGTGGGATGCTCATGGCTCCTACTCTTGGCCGACTGCATTCGGAATATCTGGGGCCGATGATCCATCGTGAACTGTCGGTTGCGGCCTATAATGACCTTGGAAAGCCCCCTGATCGGCGGGTACTGCCGGAAATCCCCCCGGAGCTTAAAGAAGCCGGTGCCGAGTATGAGACCGAATGGACCAGCCCCCTGATGCGGGCCATGCGGGCATCCAAGACTGCCGGGTATATGCGCCTGGCGGAGCAGCTGGGACAACTCTCTCAGCAGACTGGGGACCCGTCAGTTACCGATATCATTACATTGGGTATTCGACGGGCGGCTCCGGCAATGGCTTGCAACGAGGATGTTGATACCGACTGGCTGGGTACCGACGAGGAGCTGGATGCCAAGGCGAAGGAGCGAGCCCAGCAGTCTGAACGTGAAGCCAGGGCTAAGGAACTGCCGGCCGAGGCTGCAATCATGAAGGCTAAGGCGATCTCCGACAAGGCCGGAGCCGGCCAGAATACCGGCGGAACCCTGTCTGGTACCCCGGAAGGCGGTATGCCACAGATACCCGGTAATCCCCCAGGACAACCAGGTCAGCCCAGTATGGTACCCGGACAGCCCGGCTTACCCGGTCAACCCCCAAGAGGTCCTTAAATGACAACCGAAGAGGCTTTAGAGGTCGCGCATGACATGCTGCCACTAAAGGTGCTTTGGCTTTATGTATCCGATCGTGCGGATATCGAACTGATCTATGAAGTTCTTAGCCTCGCAGTCATGCATAAGGCAAATGGTACCCTAATGCCGGCATATGGCGAATTGACAAATTGATCGAGGATACTCCGTATAGAGGTTTATTTCATGGCTTGCGGCAGCGAATGCGGGCTTATCGAAATGCACAGCAATCGGGGAAGATGCTTGATGACGAGGTAATGGCGGACCTTTTCAAATTTAGCCATTTCTTTGACGATACCGACGGGGCTTTGACAACTGAAGAGGTACTGGTGCTCCGGGGTAGACAGCAGGTTATCCGGCGTATTTTACAGCATACACGCTTGACCGCTGAGGAATTATTCCCAATTTTGCAAGGGTTGGACGAGGAGACACGCATTGCGTTGTTTGATAACCGCCGTGGTATCCCTCTATCATAAGGATCATTAATGTCTGAGATTATGGTCGACCCTAGAGTTTCTAAACCGATCAAGTTTGATGACCGCCCTGGGCACGTGACGGAGTATGCAAAGCGTATGGGTATTTCAGAGCATCAGGCGTCTGAGGGTAATAAGCGCTTCCAAGAGATGGTTCACAGCATGAAGGCCACAGCGCCGGCTTATGTTGTCGATCCTGATGGGGCTCAGAAGATGGCGAACTCCCGCCCGTTCTTCATTGAGAAAACGACGCTTGGCAGAGCGCGTGACATCGGCCGGTGGATCGTCGGTGTTGGTGATGAAGCGGGCGGATCTTTTCAGGTCGGGCTGTTAGAGGAATGCTGGAAAACTGGTGAAGAAGTCCCTCGCCGCCGTTGGCCTCATAATGCTTATCGGTGTGAGAATTGATTACGGTCGTTCTACCACGGTAGAACCACCGGGCCTAATCGGGAGTATCGGGAATGAGTTGGACTGACGGCCTGGATGAGGCGACAATTGGTCATGCCAAGCTGAACGGCTGGCAGACTGATGGGAACCCCGAAGAGATAGCTCGTGCGGCGGTACAGGCGCATCTGACGGCTCAGACTGTCCTAAAAGCCCCACCCAATGAGTTTCTTCGAGCGACTGATACCGATGCGATGTACGCGGCCCTCGGGGCTGCTAAAGATCCAAAGGAGTACGTTTTTGACCAAGTCAAGTTTAAAGATGGTACTCCGGTTGACGACGGCTTGGCTGGTGTTCTTCGCGACACTGCCGCTCGATTGCATTTATCTCCTACTGCTGCTGCTGATTTGGCCTCTGCAGTTGTTTCTTGGGCTGATAGCGCGGAAGCTGCGGAGGCGGGGGATCGAGCGACAAAGCGTACCTCCGAAGACCTCGACTTGAGACGCTCCTGGGCCGGTAATTACGATGCCTTTAAGGCTGATGCGGACCGAGCTGCAGCGATTGCGGGAATGACCCCGCAGGATGTTGAGGTAATGGCGGGTATTAAGGGGTATGTCTCTACTTTTGAGATGCTCCGAAATATGTCTATCCGCTTGGGTGAAAGCAAATTCCTTTCAGGGGAACGTGGCGGAGATAATCCATTCAAGCCGATGAGCCGTGAGGAAGCTGTTGCTAAGCGTAACGAGTTCATGAATGACCCGGCTAAGGTCAAAGAGTTTCATACAAGGGACAATCAGGCGTACCTAATGCACCTTAACCGCATCATTGTCGGAATGCCTGCTTAATGCCTGCTGTATCGCAAGCTCAACAGCGGTTTGCTGCAATGTCGAAATCAGCAAAGGGCCGTGCTGCGTTACGCGCTAGTGGTAAAAAGCCAATGCCGAATGACGTTGCTGGTGAGTTTGCGAATACTGCTAGGAAGAATCTTCCTAAACGTGTGAGGAAGAAAACATGAGCCCCCGGTTTGTTTTGATTCTAGCGCTT